ATCAACCATGTCGTACTTCTCCTTCAGAAACTGCTCTGCTTCTTGCTTTAAGTTCATACTGCTTTACCTTTTTCAGTTGCTCAAAGTAGGCTTTATTAAACCCACGTAACCATTCCCTATGCTGCATAGTATCTTTATGGAATGGATTAAACACTCGCCCATGTTTAAAATCGTGATAACCTTTCTCGTATTGGTACTTTAACGGTGCATCATATTTGCCAAGGCCACGTTGCTTTCGAGATAAAAATTTCATATGCAATCTCCTTATATTAAGTTTACTAGTTCAGCTTCTTTGTACGGAATGTGAAAGAAGTACTCATAACGTCTAGCATTATCTAACCATATCTCCTTTGCACACTCTTTGGTAAGTTGGAAGTCTTTTATTCTCCATGCTTTCTCACAGTCTCTACGTATGATATAAAAGTTGCAAAACGTCTTGTCACCCTGCATCTGTTTATACTTATTAATAAGTCTGTACTTTCTGTAGGGTATACGTATGTCAGTCCAACTAGGATTCCAATCACCTGTCCATTGGTTTTTCATTTCTACCTCACTGTAATACTTACAACCATTCTTCTCACTCTTTATATCAAAAGAGTAGTCCTCTTCTGTATCTAGAATGGTGTGTCCAATACTCTCTAGATAGTTTGTTATTGTTATCTTAGCCTTACTGTCATTCTTTTTGTAAGACTGAGGTTGAAACTTTCTATAATATGATCCTTTAATTGGTTCTAACATACGTTTCTCCTTTATGCTCCGATGTCCACAACTTCACACACATCACCAGTGCAAGCAAACGTTTGGCTTGAACTAGTTCCGTCCTCTTTCTCATAGTCAGATAACACAGACCAATCAATAGCCTTTGGCATCTGCTTTAGTAATGCCTGATATTCTTCCTTAGTGCAATCTT